AGAAACATCATCTGGTAATTCTTCATTACTTTCTGATTGAGCAAATAAATCATCTACAGAAGATATATCTTTATTATATCGTGATTTAATATATGAAAGAACATCTTCGTCTTTTAATTCAGGTAAGTCTTGAATTTCTTCTGACTTTTCCTCAATTGGTAATTCTTTAGTTTCTGGAACAACAATTTCTATTGTATCAGAATTTTCGTTAACTTCTTGAGCTTGTAAACCATCTTCGTGTTTAGTTAATAAGTCTTGCTCAATTTCTTGTGTTGATTTTGACTCAATAGAGTCAACTGATTTTACATCTGTGAATTTCATTTGATTTAATTTTTACAAAGTTAATATTTAATTTTATATACTATTTAAGGATCATCTAGGTTCAAATTCAGCAAGATCAAAACCATCTAAACTATCTTCTTTAGATTCAAAAGATACAGGAGCTAAATTATTTTTACGTTGTTCTATTAATTTTGATTGCTCAGTAGACTGCTGACTTATTCTGTCTGATTTAGCAGTTTCTCTTTGATCTTCTCTAGCTGACATTGCTTCAACCTCAACTCCTTTTAATTTCATATTTAAATCAAATTCCAATTTCATTAATTCAGATTTTATGTTTGCCTCACCTTGCATTCTTTGAAGTGAAAATTGCATTTCACTTTGCATTATTTTCAACTTAGCTTCATTTTCAGTTTGAATTTTTGCCATTGCAGCCTGTGCAGCCATCTGTTGAGATTGTTGTTGGATTTTTCCTTGTTGCTCTGCTGCTGCTGCAGATGCTTTTTGAGTTGCATCTGCTTTTCTTTTACGTTTTAATTTTAAAACTTGATTAGCAACTTTTAAATTTTTAATTTCTCTAATATCAATAGCATCTTCTAAGTTAATAGAATCACGTGATAAAGCCATATTAATATTTTGTTCTAGCATTTTTCGTTCTTCTTCGTCAGGAACAACTTCTATAAAAATACCAAAATCACTTAAATATAAATCTGTAATTTCATTAAGTACAGAAACATTGTATTTACCAATTTGATTTACAAATTCATCTTTAAATTCTGAATACTCTAAAACATCAGCAATTCGTGAAGATAATGCTGTAGCTAAGTTTTGAGTTATACTTAAACCAGCTTGTAATATATGACGAGTAGCAGTATTACTACTTAATGCAGCCATTTTTTGTAATCCAACTAATGCATTTTCATTAGGTAAAGATCCGTCTCTTGCTTCGTTTAATCCAGTTACATCTCTTAACATACTTAAATAATGATTGTATGTACCAATTAAACTTTGAATTTTAGACTGACCTGAACTTGCTGTTAATTGTTGAATAGGAACTTTTGCTTGATTAAAATCTCCATCCTGAGTATAACTTCTACCAATAACACTACCTGTTTGAAAATACATTCTTAATGCATCTTCAGGATTATATGCAGCACCATTACCTAAATCAACTTCTGCTAATCCATCTGCATCAATAAATACACCATCAGGAACAACTTTAGATAAAACTTGTTGTAATTTTAAATGTGTAATTTGAATTAAATCTGCAAACGTAATCATTCGTCTTACTAAAGATTCTAAAACTCCTTTATACATTCTAGGAGCACAAGCTATAAATTCTGGATAAACATTCTGACTTGCCGATTGTGGTCTAGCCATATTCTCAGCCATTTGCCATTTAAGAATTATGCTAGTTCCCATAACCATAACTCCTTCATACCAAACATCAATAGTTTTAGATACTTTTTCAAAGTTTCCTTCTTCCATCATTTCATCTGATGGATTAAATTCATCTGTTTTTTCTATAACTTTTTCAGCACCAACATTATTTTTTTTCTTTTTATATGTAAATGTATTAGTTGTTTTATAATTAAAAAACAAAATTGTAGCACTATCCCTGCTAAACAAACTGTTATTATAAAATTGTGCAGTATTATTATAGTCATACCAACTTTGGCTATACTGAGATATTTCCTCCATATCTTCTTTAGTTAATGAAGGATCAATTTTTAATAATTCTATAATAGGTAAAGTTTTAATTTCACCCCAATAAAAACAATCATTAAAATGAGGATCTTCAGTATAACTATAAACTAAGTTAGCTGGATCTACATAATTTATTTTAATTCCATCACCAGGCAAAAATGAATGTCTAGCTACAGAAATACCTAAAACAGTTTGATCGTAATCTAATTGTTTTTTTATTTCGTGATATTTATTTTCTTCAAAAACAGTATTAATTGCTTCTTCTTCAGCAATTTCAATTGAAGGTTTATATTTCATTTGCATATGTAATGCAAGTTCTTCACTATCTGCAGGTAAGTCTTCAACATCAGATGCAAATGCATCTACGTCAAAATCTTTATTTACTTGAGTTATTAAATCTTTTGATGCCATATCTGCACCAAGCATACGTTGATAGTTGTTTCTTCTATCCATTGACATTGCATCTTGTGCATATGCTTTTACTTGAAATACCCTGTCAGACATTCCATTAACAACTATGTCAACAAATTTTGGTATAATAGGAACTGGTGTCCAATCTAAATTCAAATAACTTAAATCGCCATCTATTGCTAATTCATTTTTATATTTAGCAACTGATTGTTCTCCTCTAGCATAAAGTCGTAATCTATGAAATTCTCCCCATTGATTATAAAATCTATTTGTATTACCATCTTTTCTAAACCATTCGTATTGTATGGCTTGACCAATCTGTAATCCAAATTCATTTGATTTCTTAACAGAATCAGAAACAAATTGACTTGGAAACCCAGTTGGGTTAATGTCTATTTTTACATCTTGCATTTACCTTATAATTTTGCTGTAACTTCCCTTATTGTCATATCTTGCAAAGTTAAACTTTATTTTTGATTCTTTTTTAACTGTTTCATAAAGATGTTTTTGAATTGCCATTAACGCTAACCCTGAACTAATTGTTGCATCAAACTTAGTTCTATTGTTAATATCAAATCTTGCCCAATCTTCTAAAGTCCTACTAAAATACATACTGCCTATTGAATCTGGATCTCTATAATCTCCAGAAAAATCTAATCCTACATATTTTTCTATATATGATTCTATAGATGCTGCGTGTGTTTGTTTAACATCTTCACTTGAATTAGGAATACCACCTAATTCTTTTTCAGTTTTTGATAATTTATTATAAGACTTGTCAGGTCTATTAATACTATACCCTCTATATCCTCTATTTTTAAAATGATACAATAATCTTGGTTTATTATTTTCTACTAATATAGGCATTCCATAAAAAACACAAGCCATTAATACTTCTTCAAAAAATATTTCTGCAGTTTGTGGTCTAGCAACATATTCTAAAAAAAATTCATTACTTGGGGCATCATCCATATTGAACCTTGTAACACCGTGTAACGCACCGTTTGATCCTCCACCCCCTACAGTACCAGATATGTCATAACTATCGCAACCAAATGCTCCTATATGTTCATTACCAGGTTTCTTTTTTCCGTTTTGTACATAGCTTTTGTTTTGTAAGTCTTTTTTAGGTGTCCAAGAAATAACAAATCTACCTCTAATATCAGGACTCCATAAAACTTCACTATCTTTTACACCATTCTTCCAACTAAAATTACCTTTAGTTAAAAATCTATCTTTTATTAAAGAATCATTGTAATCAATTTGCTGATATATTTTTGTAAGATTAAAAAGAGATTGTTTGCTTTCATCTCTAAATGCGTGAGATTCAGTTCTAGGAAACTGTCTGTAAAATTCATTTAACGCATCTGGATCATTTTTTAAAGAGTCTACTTCGTTTTGCCAATATTGAATTGCAGATGTAGTTATTTTTTCTCCATCAATTCCAAATAATTCTTTTTTTACATCTTGAATAATAGGCATACCATAAACATCAATAAAACCTTCCATATTATATTCCATAGGAATAAAAAGATTATATAAACCACTTTTAGTTTGACCGTTAGCGTTTCTTTGTTGTATAGAAGAATCATAAAATAACTTTTTAAAATTACTACCTCCTTTATCTAATGAATTAGATGTAGATCCCATCATACATTTTCCAATAACTTTACTACCTAATCGTAAACAAGTTTTTGTTACCCTCCAGTTATTTAAAATATTACTAGGTTTTTCCCATTTCCCACTTTCATCGTGAACTAATAATTTTAACTTTTCTCCATCATAAGAATTATCACCTGTATTTTTCCAGTCAATTGTAGTATCTAATCCTTCAACTTGTACATCATCTTCTTCATACATATTTCTTTTTGTAATCTTTGAAGCTGGAACTCTAAAAGCTAATTCAGTTTTAGGTTTATCCATACCATCTTGCACAGGTTTAAAAAAGAAAGGATAATTATTAGAAATAGGAACTACTTTATCTGTAAACATTTTTTTAGCATCTGCTCCAGTTTTAGATAAAATACCTATTCTTGAATCTTTAGAAATTGTTGCTATGTTAGCACATTCTTCACTTCCCATATAAGAAAATCCAGAACGTCTAATTTTTAAATAACAAATTCCAAAACTTCTTTTATCTGCTTTACAAGCTTCCCAGTATATATAAAAAATTCTATTAGCTTCTCTAAAATCTGGAAGACCAATATCAATTTTTGTCCATTGTAAATACATATAATGAGATCCAGTAATATAAGTAGGAACTCCATTATTCATAAACCAAAAACCTTCTTCACGTCTGTCAAACTCTTGCTCAATGTAATCTACCCATTGATCTTTAAAGTTTATAGACGTTTGATGCCATTGAAATATAGTAGGTATTTTTTTTAATGCTGCAGGAATAGTAAAAGATTCCCAGTATTGTTCTTTTTTTTCTAAAGATTTTTTATGTATATTTTTGCTTTGTATAGGTAGAGCTATTTCTAATCCATTGATTGATATAACATCTCCAATTTGTCCTGATTTAGATATAACAATTACTTTATATTTTTCATTAAAACCATACTCCCAACTTTTAGCTTTGTTCTTATTGACAAAATCGCTAGTCGGAATATAATTATTTAATTTCCTATATAAATTATTTTGATCTTCTTTCAGCAAATCCTTGAGTAGTATTAGATTTAGTTATAACGTCACCATCATTTAACAATTTATTTTCATCTTCAATTCTTTTTAGAATTTCAAATGCATCAAATATAGCTAACTTTTTTGTGGCAGCAGCATTCTTTAATTTATCAGCAGCCAATTCATCGTCTTCTCCGTATTTAATAATATGTTCTTCGGCAACTTTAATTAATTGCATAACAGCTTTTTCACCAGCTTTTATAATTTGTAATTTAATATTCTTAACATCCATTATAATAATAGTTTAATATTACTAGTAAACATTCTATAAAGTTTTTCACCTTCTACCATAAAAGGATATTCACTTGATGGTTCATAAGAAATTTTATCACCTTCTTTTAATCCTTTACTCTTTAACTCGTCATTAATATATTTTATAACTCCTATTAATGGTTCTTCTACATTTGAAGTTTTAATATCAGATTCTATTTTTAAAGATGGTTTTATCATAACATATTTAGAATGACAATTCCATTTATCTTTATGCTTGTACATAAAAAATTGATCATAGTCTATAAAAAATAAATTGTCTTTAAAAAAACTTTTACCGCTTTTTTCAACACCCTTCATATCATTATAAAACTTAAAAACATTGTGATGAACCAAAAGGATATCTCCTGGTATTATTTCTCCTTCGTAGTTAATTGGAGTACTTATTACTTTTGCAAACCTATTGGAAACAGTATGATCTTCTTTGGAGGAGCTTATAATTAAATTAACATCTCCAATTTTTTTAATATTATCATACCTTCTTCCATTGTATGGTTCTACAATGAAACTGAAAGGTGATTTCATTAGAAATTTATATTATATTCGATTGATACAGGAATATTAGAATTAAATTCTTTCCATAAAATTATTTCATTATCTTTTTCAATCCATATTTTATATGAATCTAAGCTAATGTCTTTTTGTATTAAATGTATATTGTAATTACCTCCAAGAACTTCTTGTCCAGCTATATAATGCATAGCACTAGACTTATAATCTGCTCCAATTGATATTTTTCTAATATCCATTTATTTAAAAAGTAGAATCTAATTTAAATTTATGATATGTAATATTAATAATAAATGGACTATCTCCTGCTGTTGAATTTGCACCATTTAAAGATAAGGCTGTGTTTGTAGGTAATATTCCTGCAGAAATAATAGATGTATAAACTGTATCTGCTGTTGCATTTAAAACTGAAAAAGGGAAAACTGCAGCAGAATAAGCTGCTCCTCCATTATCCATTTCAATGTTAGCTTGACTACTAAAATTGTGAGCTGTTGTTTTGAAATCTAAAAATGCAGTTGCTTGAATAATCTTATACGTAAAACCAACTCCTGGAGCTGGTAATATTTGATAAGGAACACTACCTATAACTTTTAAATTAGCAGCTGAAACTCTAACAGAAATATTAATTGTATTTAAAGCTAGATAATTAGATAAATTATCTATTGTACAATTTTTTGTTGTATTAGAATTATCAGCATCAGTTAATAAAAAATAATCACCTCCTGTTGGAACTATTATTGGATACGATGCTGTGTTGCTAATTTTTGCCATTATTACTCTGTTTCTGTATTAGTATCTTCTTCTGTTGATACTACATCTTCAGGATATTTAACATCTCCATTAGACAAATCGACTATAGCATCTTTACCGTATTTTTCTCCTAAAGCTTTTTCAACTACAGAAAAACGGTCTTTAATTTCATCTAACTCTTTAACAAGTGATTGTTGTTGATAAACAGTATCTGCGATGTTCATTTTTTTTGCAGTAAAACTTTGATTAAGTTCTTGTAAGTTTTTTAATTCTTCTGCTGATAATTTGTTAACTTCCATAATGTATTATTTTAGATTAAATTTAAAATCAAAGATAGTAATATTATTTTAATTTTGCCAAGTGAAATACAAACTTTCATCTACTGGTTCAATTTCTAATTTTATAGCTGCTTCTATATTTGCTTGCATTGCAGGAACATCTAATGATCCTTCTAGCCATCCAATTACTACAGCTTCAAAAGCTTCAGTATTTTCGTAAGGTATAAAAGTAGTACCAGCTACGTAAGTATAGTTTTCTGATCCTATATGAATGCTTTGATATGTTTTGCCATTAACTTCTTCAGATCCAGTATAATTCCATTGTACCGTGTATATTACATTGTTTTGACCTTCAGATTCAACGTGAGCTGACATTTGATCTATGTACCATTTGTAAGTAATTGCCATAATTTTATTTATTTATTATTTTTTTTAATTCTTCAATTTCAGCTTTTAATTCTTTAATAGCTTCAAGAAGTATTGGAGTGATTCCTTGATGTCTCATTGACAACATACCATCAGCTTCTTCTCTTACAAGTTCTGGTAAAACTTTCTTAACATCCTGAGCTATAAATCCTATATCTTCTTTAATATTTGCTTCATCTTGTTCTTTCCAATTAAAAGTTACCCCTTGAAGTTTCATAGCTTTATCTAAAGCTGATTCAATAGGTTTAATATTTTCTTTTAATCTTTCATCAGAAGGAGAACCAAATGCAGTAATAGCTCCAGAAGCTATAAAAGATCCAGTACTCATAGACATTCTAAATCTGTTGCTACTTCCTTGTCTCCAGAAAATATCACCACAATTCATATCGAAATAAGTGTCTATATTATTTACGTGAAATCTTATAAATCTATTAAATCCATAATTACCTAAATAAAAATCTGCAACACCATTACTCTGTCTTCCTAATATAACACCTTGTACTTGAAGTTTAACTCCTGTACTTGGATCTGTACCCATACCAATGCCACCATTGTTTTTAATCCTCATTCTAGTGTTTCCACCTGTATTAAAAAAGATATTACTGTTATCACTAACAATTTGAGCTTCTCCAGTAATTGCATCTAAATCTCCAATTGAAAAACTACCATCAAAAGGATTAATAGTAAGAGATTTATCACCATTGGTATCTGCAACTTCAAAAACATTATTAACTTTTACTAAGCTATTACTTACTTGAAATCTTTGAGTACCTCCTGTTACAACTCTCCACGTATCAGCAGCATTAAATTGTAAATATGTATTGGTATCTCCTAGTTTTATTATTTGATCATTTATGTAAACATCTGCCCCAGTAAGATTACCTACTGCTTGAATGTTTCCTGTAGAACTAACACTTCCAGATACAGTTAAAAGTCCAGATGTAGCATTAAGTCTTACATCAAAATCTGAAGTAGAAGTGTTACTTGTATGGAAATCAATATATCTACCTATTTCCATAAGTCCATCACCACCAACTACAGGTGCACCTCCATTATGCCAATTACCACTAACTGGTGATCGTAAGCTAAGAGTTCCTGTACTTGTTATAGTTCCACCCAATATAGGTGCTGTTGTAGCTATAGATGTAACCCTTGTTCCTGCAGAGGTTATATATCCAGCTCCATTGGTAAGTTGATTGTTGTTAGTTATTGTACAATTTAATGTAACTGATCCACTTGTTCCACCACCACTCATTCCTGTACCAGCAGTAACACCTGTAATATCTCCTACGTTTGTAGTATAACCAGAATTATTAACAAACTGAGAAATGTTGTTACTAGCTAATCCTATACTAACAGAACCACTTGTTCCACCACCTGTCATTTTGTTACCTGCGACTACTGCTGTTATATCACCTTGTGGAATAGATGGAAAAGTTACTAAACCTCCTTCACCATTTACATATTCAGTACTTGATCCTTGCCAGTCAAAATTCACAGCTGGAGTTGATGTTGCATTTGCAACACCTACACTTAAAGCTGATCCATCAATACTTGAGGATACTGATGTTACTGTTCCAGTAGTTGTACTATAACCTCTACCATTAGCTATCTGAGTATTGTTAGTAATACCATTAGTTATTGTAATAGTAGAACCTGAACGTGATGTTGAAATGTTAGTACCCCCAGCAATATCTACAGTTTCATTCTGAGATATGCTTTCACTACCTCCTGAATCAGCTGTAATATTCCAGGTTGACATTGAACCTCCTGAAGAAGTTACATATCCTGCACCGTTAGTTAATTGATTATTGTTAGTAATATTGTTAGCATTAGTTGCTCCTGTATAACCAAGTGTAGCTAATGTAGTTGTACCAGATGTTAGACTTGTAACGTGACCATACGTGTCTAATGTTACATCTTGAATATATGTATTACCTGAATTATTTACATTACCTTGACTTGATGTGTTTGCGTGTGATAAAGTTCCAGTTGAAGTTATTGTTCCACCTGTTAACCCACCACCAGTTGCTACTGAAGTTACACCTTGTCCATCACTTATAGCGTTAATAGTTATTGTGTCTCCAGATCTAACTGTAGTAATATTACTACCAGCTGCAATAGTTAATGTATCGTTATTGCTATTTGCAGTAGCTGTACCACCTGAGCTTGCTGAAAAATTCTTAAATATAGCTTGTGATGAACCTCTATCAGTATTTGTTAATGTAGCACTTGTATTACCTGATTGGTTTGCAGTCATTGATCCAGAACCTGATAAACCAGTATTTCCTGTTACACTAAATGTACCATTACCTACACTTGGCAAAGAAGCTGAAGTTATATATCCTGCTCCATTTGTTATAGCATTATTGTTAAGAGATATATTAGCAGTACCGTTAAATGATACACCAGCTATAGTTCTTGCGTTTTTAAACTGCTCTGCATTTGCTGAAACATCTACTCTAACTCCATAAGTAGTTGATCCATTCCAACCCATTAGTGTAGGGTAAGTTCCTGTCCAAGAAGCTCCTGGACTAGTATTACTTATAGAAGTTCCAGATGGAGATGTGCCATTAGAAGCATCAAATATAGTATGGTTATTTCCATAATGTTTCCACATCATCTGACCAATAACAGAAGTATCTGTAACACCTTTGTAATTAGTTCTACCTGTTGAAAATTTAGTCGCTGTAGCTGCGTTACCACTTATACTTCCTGATGAAGTTATATAACCTGAATTATTTGCAAATTGAGATATGTTACTACCTGAAACTGTAAAGTTTCTACCATTAGTTAACTGATTGTTATTTGTAATACTGTTATTAAGAGTAATTGTAGTATTGCCTGATTGATTTGCGGTAAATGTTCCTGAACCACTTAGTCCAGTTCCTCCTGTAACAGTTAATGTTCCATTACCAACTGAAGGTAAAGATCCTGCAGTTATGTAACCAGCACCATTTGTTATCTGACTGTTGTTAATTGCAAATGAAACATTACTTAATCCTGATCTATTTAATGTTACTGTTCCACTTGTTACATTACCACCTGTTACGAAATTGTTTGAATTATCATCATTAGGATTAAATGTAATTGTATCTGTTGCAGAATTTGTAGTAATAGTCATACCACCAGCGGCAACCAACGTTAACGTGTCGTTATTGTTATCTGCTATTACAGTATTTTGTCCACTTACTGCAATATTCTTAAATATAGATTGCTGTGATCCTCTATCAGTATTTGTTAAAGTTCC